CTCCTAATCACCCGCAGGGGCCATCTTCCCCATAGGACCCGCTTTCCATAGCGCCACAAATAGGGCCATAGACGCCCACAAAAGGCCGCTAGGGCGTCAACATGAAAGGCCTAGCTACCTATGTGGCTAGGCGCAAAGGCCTTGCCTTAAATCGCTTCTATGGGGCTGGCCTATATGCCTATGCGATAGGCACAAAAAAACCCCGCACAATGGCGGGGTTATGTTTGTTTCGTTAATGTTAGGCTATAGGATTGCTAGCAACCGTTCAAGCGTTGGCGTCAACCGCCTAGTGCCAGCCTCTATTCGTTGAACATGGCGCGGCCCTATCCCTAATGCAAGCGCCGCTTGTTCTTGTGTTAAGGCCTTAGCCTTTCGCCATTGGCGCAATTGATTTACCATACTTGATCGCCACAATCTGCGCAAATGCCCTTATATTCACCAGGGTGGTGAATAGCATTGTGGCAATTGATTGATTGATTGATCGCGCCATTAAGCTTTGCATGGCGATAGCAATCGTTCCACCCTGCCCGATACAATTGTTCCATTGCATCAAGAACGCCATTGTTGACACTATCGCCTAGTGTTGCCCTTAACGCGGCAATATAGGACGCGGCATTATCATGTTGCCATTGTGTTGATTGTTCTATTGTCATTGTCATTTTACTATTCTCCTATCCTACTACAAAACCGGATTGATCATAACGCGCCTTGCCTTTTGCATATAGTGCAACAACCGCGCCTTTCGGATCCAAATGCCTAATATCGGTATTGTCACCGTCAACAACCGTTAAGCCTAAGAATGTTTCGCCATTGGCTAGCATTTGTTCAACGATAGCGCGGTTACGAAAAACAACCGCTATACGCTCGCCATTAGCGACGGCCTTAGCAACAAACGGTTGATAAGCCGGAACGCCACTATACGAAAATGTTAAATCGTAATTAGACGGAATATTCCGGCGGTTGGCAATTTTCGTATAATCATAAAACTGGATATCCGGCAAAGCTTGCATAATGTTAGCATATGAATATCCAATGTTGACATTTTCCCAACGAATATCGCTTGTTCCATTTAAGCGAACAATAAGCTTATAACCGCGCCGCTTTGCCTTTGCCCTTTCGCGTATCAATTCGTTTTGCAATTGAAGCATAAATTGATCGCGGTATTGATTGAAATAAAGCGTTTTGCGCAACCGCGACAACATAACGCTTGACATAGCGCCACGGCCAGCCGTGAACAAACAAGCCTTTTCGCAACCGGCAAGCTTTGCCATTGGGCATAATTGCTGGCCGCTTTTATCGCTAGGCATTAAGTACAATATGGCGGTTTTGATATTGTACTTTTCGCCCTTGATCGTTTTGGCGTTTGTATCAATCCCCAAAAGCTTTTCCGGCAACCGCGCAAATAAAGAGCGGTTCTTTTCGCTTCCCAATATTTGCAATTGGATATCAAGCGAAAGGGCCGATATATCAAAGGCTAGGGTGTTTTGCGGTTTCGTTTGCATTAACATTATAAAATATCCTTATATTAAAAGTTATTGATTAATCGCGCTCAATGATTGCAACGCCTATTCCCATGCCGAACATGCAAGCCAGCAATATAGCCAATGCAACATTGCCAGCCAAAAGAGCCGCGCCAAATATTAGTGTTGCCGCAAAAAACGCCAAGCAAACGGCAATCACAATTAAACCAAAAGTTTCGTTAGTCATAATATTAAATCCTTATTTTCATTGTTACTAACGCCTTAGTAACACGGCCAATGGCCGCGTCAACATAAAAATGCATCAATATGAAAATAATTTGCAAGGCGCGGCCAATGGCCGTTTTCGGCCTTATATATATACGCCATATTTGGGGATAGGCTCAAGCAACATTGTTGCGAGCCAAAGCAATATTATTGCGCGACCGAATGTTGCGCGGCGGGGCAAGATTGTAACCTACCCCCCATACGATTTATGGGATATGCCCCCCCCATACGATTTATGGGCTGCGCCAGCCCCCCATACGATTTAGCGGGTGCGCGGCCCCCATACGATTTACGGGGTAACTTTCCTTACGCCCAGCGCCTTGGCGCACTCGCGTGACCAGTATTCAAAGTCGTAGATCGGCAAACCTTCGCTATCCAACACATCAATGCCATTGGTAGCTGCATTGCCCAGGATCACCATAAGGTCGTTCAACAGGTTGGTGGCAAACAGATGTTGCGGACCTTCCCACTCTATCAGGTTATCGTTCATATTAAAGCCTACTCATATATCTATTTAATATCCGGTCAAAGTGGCGAGGAAGGCTGTATGCCAACTGATCCTTACCGACCTTGTAATAGTCATATCGCTTTTGATAGTTCACACCTTGCGTAAACACAAGCACTGTTCTCAAGTCCTTACCAACACGCTCTGCAATATGTGTAGGCGTACTAGAACCCTCTGCCGTCATGACAAAGAACTGAGCAGCTTTAGCCTCACGCTTCTTGCCAGCCTTAGCAGTAGGAATAGTCCCAAGGTCCGCCAGCATACGGCTGTACACAGAGCCAGGTATGTTTCCAAAGTTGTTGCGTGGATACCCGCGACCCATGATAGCATAGCCACCCATAGGCAACGCACCAATACTTTGCAGTCGCTTTTCGTTAGCCTTCTGCCTACGGCCTCCACCGAACACATGTGGCTTGATCACATCGCTAGGCGAACGCCCAACAGGAAACTCTTCAAAGTACGTTCCTGACTTGGCAAGGGTCTGCCCCAGCCGCTTACCGCCAAACTGAGCATCACGACCATAAGGCAGTGATTTGATAAGCCCCTTCTGCAACCAAGGCGTAGGTCGATCAAGCGACAGCTTCATATCTTGTAACTGAGCAGCGTGAACATCGTTCACCGTTTCGCTCATCGCCCCAACAACAGCTTTCTCAATCAGACCAGGCATCTCCATCAGGAGAGCAAACTTCCGGTCCAGATCACTGGTGTCAAGTTTCACCGCTAACATTATTCTTCCTCGAACTCGCCACACCAATTGAAGGGTGAGGTCACTGGGTTAAAGAACTTGGCCCGACCTTCGTTGTCCATATTAGTAAACACAGGAGGGAACCTTTTGCAGAACCCATGCGTCCCAGATGGACTTCCATAAAAGAAGTGGCATCCTGCACATGAGTCATCATTATTTTTAGTCATAATCTTCCTTTCCGCATATCTAATTCTATATCACCAGAGGTCCAATGACAAGTGGTCAGGACACCCCGCAGGACAGAGTGGACAAGTGGACAACACCTATAGGTGTGTTGTCCTGTCCGTCCACCCCTGCCTACCTTGCCCCCACCTTGTCCACCTTCTTGTCCACCCCCCTTTAAAAACCGCAGAAAAGCGTCACTTTGACTGGACAAATTCTTTTTTGTCCACGTTTGTCCACCCTTGTCCACCCCCTATTTATAGTCACTTCTTGAAATCATCATTGAGGAGGCATTATCGGGACAAATTACCACCCAACCATGCTCATGTCTGCTCACCATTTCGCTCACAACGAGCGTACCAATCAGCCTACTGGTTTGGCTTTCCTGACACATCTTCTTTGCCGCATCTTCGTTCTTAGCCAAGCCCTCTTTCATGATATGATCTATCAGGGCAGAGCGGGATAGATACGGCTTGTCATCCTTAACTTCACACCCAGACTTATGCCAAGCACCATCAAATATCTTGAAATAGTTTGTATGCTTTGCCTCTTTGCGTGTCTCAGGCGGAGCATCAGTCTGGACAATGACCGCACTGGACACAGGCTCACCATCCTCATCAAGCCAGCCGTTGATCTGTACAAGTTTCAGTACAGCATAGACAGTCTTTGCCTCTTCAGCATCCTTTGACTTGCGCTGAACGATCTGGATAGGTCCGTCGCCCTTAGCTGGCACAACACTGATCTCAATCTCCAAAGCACCTTTCCATGCAGACGATCCACGCGCACGGTGTTGGGCCTCATCTGACACGCCAGTGTGATGCACTAGGATGATGCTACAATTAAACTCACGCATAAGCGCAGCACAGGCATCGATCATTGTTTTGGCATCCTGGGCGCTATTTTCGTCGCCGCTCAGGAACCTGTGCAGAGTATCGACCACAATAACCTTTGGAACCTCCGGCAAAGCCCTGATGGCCTCGACCACCTTCATGTAGCCTTCAGGTGTGTTAAGATCACAGCCAGCCTTTGACAGCCACATATTGATGCCGGACACCCCGTGATGCTGTTTCCATGCAGCGATACGCGAACGCAAGCCATGATGACCTTCGCCAGCCAGATAGACCACTGGGCCACTCTTAACCCTGTGTCCGTTCCAAATGGGAATACCAGAGGCTATGTGCAGACACCAATCAAGGGCCACGAAGGTCTTGCCGCCACCTGACGGACCGTGGATCATTATGAGAGCATCTTCCTGTATCCAGTGCTTGACCATCCACTTGATGGGTGCAGGACTTGTACAGAACTCGTCGGCTGGGATAAGCCAATCAGAAACTGGTGGAATCAGAAGGACCGCCAAATCGCCACCCCAAGCCACATAGTCGTTCGCATCGCCCTGGGTGGGTGGCATTATAGTCCGCGCCCCAAACTTAGCTGATGCTTGGTCAGCATACTTTTGCCCTGTGTTGGACGCATCATTATCAGCCACAATCACAATCTCTTGGGTTGGTCCGTACTTCTCCCGTGCCGATCCAGTGACAGGCACAAGGTTGGACGCGGAATAGGCTACTATGCATGGGCGACCTGTTACTTGGTGGATGGTGGCTGCTGTGGCGTAGCCCTCAGCTATATACAAAACGCCATTGTCATCCATTGTCCCGACCATCCATGAGCAGCCGCCTGTCTGGCCCCCAGCATGGTAAAGCTTGCCACCTTCATGATCAATGTACTGGAGCGAAGATAAAGTTCCGTTGGGATTGTACAAAGGCACAACCAGCCGTCCGTCACCTGTCACTCTTGCGCCATTGACGCCTATGCCCTTGCGGGACAGGTAAGGATGATCTTGGTGCGCTGCTGCCGCTTCTGCCCATATCTTTTCGACGGTGTTAGATGCCACCTCCCGCGATTTGGTTAGTTCAGCGTCCCGTGTGGCCTTAGCCTCGTTCATTCGGCGAAGGTTAGCCATCTCCTCAGATGATGTCAGTTTGCGGCCAATGTCCGCCCTCCAAGTCATCTCCATGCCAGCCCTCCAGCAGCCGAAGCGACCAGCGGGTACGCCATCAGCGTATGCAACATACCAGCCGGACTTGTCGTGGCCCGACTTACCTTTGCTGCCCGAATTGAAGCGGTGCATCTTGCCATCAAGAACAATGTCCTTTGGTGGCGTTAGACCGCTCTGCTCTATAGCATCGCGAAGCTGTAGTTCTGGTGGGTCTGCTTTAATTTCTGCTGGTGGTGTCCATGAGCCGCCAAAGATGTTTGTTAGATCAGCCATTATTAAATCCCAATATCTGTGTTTTTGTTTTGTTTAATTTCATGCTGCTTCTCCACACCAGAGTCCGCATTCTGCATCCATGTCTGGGTCATCATCAAAAAATCCTTTAAATAAATCACCTTGATTACGAGCAGCATCAATTAACTGATCATATCCATATCCAGAGCGAAAGGTTGCGGCAGTTTGTTTTGAGCAAATGTCGCTGGCAAAGTTTTCCATGTCTGCCCACCATTGTAAAGTCCCTGGCTGTGTGCGCTCAATTTCCATTAGCTTAGGACGCGCCTTCAAAAAGCATCCATCGCAATTTCCCTCAAAAGGCAGTAGCTGTAAGTCGAAGTCTTGTTCTGCCCACCAATTGCGGACATCTCGCTGGGTCACTCCATCCTCAAATAATGGAAAGACGGACACCCAAGGGTCTTTACCTTTTTCGTTAGCAGATGCTCCACGGGATACGCGATGCGCTTCGTCTGCCCTAAGACCGACAACATTAGTCCATTTTTTATAGCCCTGAGACTTCATAAAAAACTTCATAGGCTCGATCTTTAATTCTGTTGTGCAAAAGCGCATGACGCTATTGGGAAGATATTTCTTGCGCTCAATCAATGCGCGGAATGGCTCACCGTTTCGACTGGCACTATTGTAACCAATTTCAACAAACCGATCCTCGTAGCTTTTAGCTTTCCGATCTGATTGCTCCAACCAGTGAATTGGTATTCCCCAGCGGCTTTGGCATTCATGAACAAAGCGCAATGTTTCTTCTCGCTCCTTGCCTGTGTTGGCAAATGTCACATGAACATCATCTGGCAGTGTCCCAGAATACGCATCAAGTATTTTCTTGAGCATATATCCAGATGTTCTGCCTCCACTAAATGATACAAGAGCAGGGCCAGTAATCAAATATGGATTGATCATTCCCCCTCCCCAATCAAATAACGCGCCAACCTATTAAGCGTGTCGATCTTGGGGTTGTCTTCCTTGCCATCCCTGATGCGTGTGACGGTGTTTACATGAAGGCCAGTGCGTTCAGCCACAACCTTGGGGCGTCTATCCAACAGCCCTTCCTTAATCCAGGTTATCTCGACCACTGACCATCTCCTTTTTAATGTGATTTTTCCCCTTTACATAGCTGGCATGTGGCTGTAAAGGCAATTCCACGCACTAACTGGATTGTCCGATTTGTGCTGAAACGAAAGGAGCCTTCGATGGCTATTAATCTGAAGAAGACCGGAGGGCTAACCGCCAATGGCGTTAAGCTACTCGTTTACGGTCAGGCAGGGTCGGGGAAGACATCTCTTATCCGTACACTGCCAAACCCAATTGTGTTGTCGGCAGAAGGTGGGCTGTTGTCTATCCAAGATGCTAATTTACCCTACATTGAAATTAAGAACATGGAAGATTTACGCGAGGCGTATGCGTGGTCCAGGGACAGCGAAGAAGCGGCTAGCTTTGAGAGCGTTGCACTCGACAGTATCAGCGAAGTGGCTGAGGTTGTATTGCAGCACGAACTGCGCACCAACAAAGATGGCCGCGCTGCTTATGGTGAACTTAACACGGTAATGCAGGAACTGATTCGTGCGTTTCGTGATCTTCCTGGCAAGCATGTCTACATGAGCGCCAAGCTAGAGAAGTCCACCGACGAAATGGGCAAGTTGCTTTACAACCCATCGATGCCAGGGAAATCTCTGACGCAGGGTCTGCCCTACTTCTTTGACGAAGTGCTTGCCTTACGGGTGGAGCGTGATTCGGACGGCAATAGCCAACGCGCCATTATGTGTGACAGCGATGGTCTTTGGCTGGCTAAGGATCGCTCAGGCAAACTTGATGCTTGGGAGTCACCGGACCTTGGCGAGATTATTCGTAAGATTGGAGGTGTGTCGTGACCCTCTACCAACAATGGCTAACCGCCAAAGCCGCAGAAGCTGAAGCAACGGCAAAGCGCCGTGAACTTGAGGATCAGATGGTGGCGCAGTTTAACGTCCCATCTACCTTGGATAAGACAGCCAACTTTGAGGCCGACGGCTATAAGATTAAGATCGAAGGCCGGATCAACCGCAGGATCAACAGCGATAAGCTGCAAGAAATTGCGGCAGAGCATGGGTTGCTTGCACATCTAGAATGCCTGTTCCGGTGGAAGCCGGAGATCAATGCGGCAATCTGGAAGTCTACTGACCCAGCAATCACTACCCCATTACTCGACGCCATTACATCTACACCAGGGCGTCCATCATTCACTATCGTAGCAAAGGATTAAGACATGGCATTTTTAGGTGAAACATTTTCGACAGACAGCCTTCCAGTTTCGGATCGTTCGTATGATCTGATTCCAGAAGGCTGGTATAACGCTACCATTACCAAGGCGGAATTGAACAATACAAAGGCTGGCACAGGTCAGAAGATTGACATGCGCTATGATATCACTGGCCCGACGCAGCAGGGCCGCGTTGTTTTTGGTACAGTCAACGTCCGTAACCAAAGCCAGAAGGCTGAGGAGATTGGTCGCCAGCAGCTTGGTGAGATCATGAGGGCCGTTGGCTTGGCTAAGATAAATGACAGCGATGAACTTATTGGTGGAAGCATCTGCATCCGCGTTAAGATTCGCCAGCCGACAGCACAAGACATAACAAATGGCTATGGCGATGCCCGTAATGAAGTTGGCGGGTTTAAGTCAGCATCTGGCGCATTGCCGCAAGTTACAAGTTCTCCTGAGCCTACCGCTCAATCTGGCGGGGCAAAGCCACCTTGGGCTAAGTAAATAAAAACCCCCGCTCTATCACTAGGGCGGGGGAAGTTTTGTAGGGAGGGAAAATACAATGAGCAAATTGCCCGATCCAGTTAATACCATCGCAACGATGATAGATCAATACCATTCAAGCAAGCCATCAAAGCCACGCCCTCACATGGGCGTAAGCCTCTTGGGACATCACTGCGATAGGTGGCTTTGGATTAATTTTCGCTGGGCAGTTGTGGAAGAGTTTGATGGCCGGATACTGCGCTTGTTCCGCCGAGGCCATAAAGAAGAAGATACAATTATTCGTGACCTTCGCAACATTGGCATTGACATTAGATCAAGCCAGAGGCGGGTCGATTTCGGACACCATGTAAGCGGCAGTCTGGATGGCGTAATCGAAAGCGGTGTGCCGGAGGCTCCGAAGTCGCGTCATGTAGCCGAGTTTAAGACCCACTCAAAG